TGGCCGAGGTTCTTCAGGCCCACTACCTGCGCGCCGAAACCGACGCGCTCGGCCTCTTCTCGGGCATCTCGGGCTCGTCGGGCACGACCAACACCGCGCTGTCTTTCGCGACGATGCTTGACGCGCTGACGAAGCTCCTGAGCAACAACGTCGAGAGCGAAGACCTGGTCTTCATGCTCGAAGAGAAGGGCGTCGGCGATCTGCGCGCGCTCGCGATTGCGGGCTCGGGTGCGCCGCTGTCGGCGATCTTCGGCGGCAACACTGCGGATCTGTCGTTCTTCAACCACCGTCCCGACGCGAGCAAGGTTGGCTTCCGTGGTTCGTTCGCGGGCGTCCCGATCTACGCGGCGAACAAGTCGATCATGGCGACCGCCAACGCGGCCGTCGACCGTGTCGCCGCGCTGATCGTCGCCGGCCGTGGCGAGACTGGCGCGCCGGGCAGCGTGCGCGGCTTCGCCGAACTGACGGAGCGCTATGCGCCGTCGCTCGGCTTCCAATATGACCTCGCCGACGACACGCTTCTTGCGGTCGGTCGTTGGTGCTGGGCCGTCGGCGAGCACACCGACGAGCACGGCATCAAGATCATCTACAAGGCGGCCTGATAGCCGTCGAAAGAGAGGGGCCGCAATTGGGCGGCCCCTCTTTTCTCTCCCTCATGCGAGGCGCGCACACGTGAAGCGAACGATCAAGCTGAAGTCGATCAAGGATTCCAACATCGTCGAATTCGTCGACGGTGGCGTGGACAAGGAAGGCGAGCCCACCGGGCAGCGGCAAGCGTTGTCGCGCGTGCTGTCGAAGCGCGTCGCCGCTACGATTGACGGCAAGGAAAGCAACTTCCCCATCTTTCTCGTGCACCACGTTGGCGAATGGCAGCTCTTCGCGGGCGAGCAGATGCCGACGTCGGACGCCTTCCTTTCGTTCGAGGACGACGTGGTCCGTCGCGAGCACCCGGAGCACATGATCGAGCGTTGGCACAAGGCGCAAGCCGCATTTATCGCCGAATCCGTCGAGGCTCGACGGCAGGCCGAGAAGCGCTTGGAGAACGAGCAGGCGACCGCGCTCGCCGGTACCATGCGCGACATGATGCGCGCTTATTCGCAATCGGCGCCCGCCGGAAAGAAGGTTGCCAATGTCTGACCGCGACGTGAAGCCTTCTGTCGTCGACAAAGTGGCGCAGAAGATCAAAGAATCTTCCCCGAGCATCTCCTCCGAGCAGGCGCGAAAGATCGCGCGCGAAAGCGCGGAGCGCATCAACCGTGAACGCCGCGAAGGCGGCAAGTAAATAGGAGCTAGATTATGTCCCTTGCTGCACTGAACACCGGCGGAAGCCACAACACGCTGCTCGTCGACGTCGATGACGCGACCGGCTTCTCGATCACGGTCGCGGCCAGCGCGACGCCGCAGCCGATCCTGAACGCGCTCTTCACCGAAAAGAAGAACACCACCGGCGGCGGCTTGACGTTCGCCGTCGGTACCGGCGTCGCCACCGTGGCCACTCCGGCCGGCTGCGGCCGTTACCTTGTTTTCGCCAATGTCGGCGACTCGATCGGCGTCAACGCTGCGTTCCACAACATTCAGGTGTTCTCGAAGGAAGCCGGTGTTACGGCGGCGGCTAAGGGCGCGAAGGCGCTCAAGACCGAGCCCGCCGCTGCCGCTCGTGGTGCCGTTGGTTGCGCTTACGCCATCGTCGATCTCTCGGCGGTTGGCGATACCTGCGAAGTCCGCCTGGGCGTGCAGGCGAACGGCAACGCGGTCACGATCCGTAGCGCCTCATTCTGCATGGTCAAGATTGGCGAAGTCTGATCGCCGCTGAATGACGAAGCGCCCTCGTCGTGATAGAACGACGGGGGCGCTTTTCTTGAGGTGACCCATGGCCGTCCGTATCGCAGACACCGTCCGCAACTCCCGCATCGACGCAATTCGCGTCGCCATCGACGCTGGCGCTGGCGCCGGCCTGCTCCGCATCTACAGCGGCGCGAAGCCGGCGAAGGGCGGCACGCCCGCCGGCACGCTGCTCGCTGAACTGACCTGCGCCGACCCTTGCGGCTCGTCGTCGTCTGGCGTGCTTACGTTCACGGTCCCGTTTTCCGACACGAGCGCAAACGCGACCGGCACGGCGGCATTCTTCTATCTCGTCGACAGCACGGGCGCGTTCGTCTGTGACGGCGACTGCGGCACGAGCGGAAGTGATTTGAACTTGACGACGCTGTCGATCGTGTCGGGCCAGCCGGTGCAGGTGACGTCCCTCACGATCACCGATGGCAACGTCTAATGCCGTTCCCCGTCAATCCGCAGACGAACATGGGGCACGCCGCGTGGTCAATCACGACGGCGCCAGCGGGCGAGGCCGACGCGGCCAGCAAAGTCTTCTGGGCGTGCGACGCATGCGGCGTCATCGTCGGATTCTGGCGCGCTGGCCATGGGTCGACGCCGACGTCCGATGAGACGGCGCCGCCTGACGACGTCGGCGCGTATTCTGGCCAACTTTGCAAATGACACGACGAGGGCGACGATGGCGAACGTAATCGCAAACCGCAGCACGCACGCGGGCAAGCTCGAACGATGGCTCGGCAAGGATCAAGTCGAGCAAATCTCGACGTCAATGCGCGAATGGTACGGGCGCAAGCCGATTCTGATCGGCGGCGTGCCTGGAGCGGGCGGCGTATGGTGCGGGCGCGGCGGCGACTTCGTCGGGCGCATCGACGGCGGCGACTTCGTCGGGCTCGCCGAACGCTGCGTCGAGCGCGTCGATTATGCCGTCGAGAAGATCGCCAACCGTCATCGGATGCACGGGTTCTCGTCGCTGTCGGACCTGATCAACGAAGTCTCAAATTTCGGCAAGCGTAGGGATTTCACGTTTTCCAAGACAGGGACGACGGCAGCGGCGAGCGGCACCAATTCTTTTTGGCGCGTCGGCGCCTCCCCCCCGGCGGCGAACGCCGCGAGCAACGCACCCGCTGGCAACGTCTGCCTCGACTCGACGCAGGGCGCGTTCTTCTTCACAAACCCCTCGTCGCCTGACACGCAGCACTTTGTGCGCGCCGACATCATGTCGACCAACGCACCGCGATCGATCCTGCTTTACGATCGTCTTTTCGAGGTCAACAAGACGATGGCGTCGACGGCGACGGAGGCGGTCACCGGCTCACCGAGCCGCTACCAAAACACCGCCGATGGCCAGCCCGATTCGGCCGATGGCAATTTTCTTGCGATCGAGATCCAAGCGGCGCTCGGCGCGACCGCTCACAACTGGACCGTTTGCACCTACACCGACCACAACGGCAACGCGGCGACGCTTCCATCCGTGACCGGCAACGTTAGCGGAATTATCAACCGTCTGGACCACAACAGCAATCAATGGTTTTGTCCGTTGGCCACCGGCGACACCGGGATCCGCACGCTAACGCAGATGCAGTGTAGCGCCAGCGTGACGGGGACCGTCGCGTTCTTCATCGGTCACCCGATCGCGTGGCTTCCGTGCATCGCCACGAACATGCTTACGATCGTCGACGGGATCAATACCGCGTTCAATTTGACAAGGATTTTTGACGACGCGGCGCTTGCGTTCCTCGACGTCCTCCCGGTGTCGACAACCGCGCCAACGATCAACGGGATGTTCGCCACGGCGTCGGGCTGATCACGACGTAGGAGGTCTGCGCCGTGCACCAAATCTCCGGCAACGGCCTCGTCGTCCAGTCGTGGGCGCAGACGCAGTGGGCGACCAAGCCCACCAACCACGATCCGAATCCGCCGATCAATCTGGAAGAGTCGAGCGACGTCACGCTCGGCAACGCGGTCGCCAGCGGCAGCGCGACAGTCGGCGCCGGGGGCGTCACCGGTACCGGCGCCGTCACCCTCGACACCGTCGTCGTCGCGGGATCGGGTAAGCAGACACACACGGCGACGGGTGCGATCACGCTCGGGTCCGTGGTCGTCTCCGGCGCGAGCTCGCCGGTTGACGTGGCGTCCGGGGCGATCACGCTCGGGACGGTCACGGTGGCCGGCGCGGGCGACGTCGGGTCCGCGACCACCGCGACGGGTGCGATCACACTCGGGGGCGTCACGCTGGCCGGGAGCGGGCGGCAAACGCACGTCGCGTCGGGCGCCCTCACCCTTGGCGCTGTAGCGGTCGCAGGCGCAGGATCGCCGGTCGATGTGGCGTCTGGGGCGGTCACGCTCGGCGCGGCTGCTGTGGCCGGCGTGGGCTCGTCCACGCACCTGGCGTCGGGTGCGGTGACGCTCGGGGCTGTGACAGTCGCGGGCGCCGGGCGGCAGACGCACATTGCATCGGGCGCCCTCGCCCTCGGCGCTGTAACGGTCGCGGGCGTCGGTACTGCGGGCAATCCGACCGCCACGGCGTCGATCACGCTCGACGGTGTGGCGCTGTCGGGTGCGTTCGAGATCGCATCGATCATCCGCACGCGGCCGCGTCAACTTTCGTCGCTGCTCTGGACGACGCGAACGCGATTCATGTAGGATGCAAACCAACACTCCCCCGTGCTAGGGGCGCAAACCGGGGTGCAGTGTGATCGAGACAATCGCAACGGCTGGTCTTTCTGCTATCGCTGGCGGCGCTGCCGCGTGGGCCACCCTCCAATCCCGCGTCGCGCGCGTCGAAGAACTGGTCGCCGAATTGAAAGCCGACAAGGCGAGCAAAGAGAGCCTCGACGCCGTGCGCGATGCCGTCGACCGATTGCGCGATGACCTCGACAAGCGTTTTGACCGAATCGAGATCGCGATCCACGCGATCGGAAAAGGGAACCCATGATTGAAGCATTCCTCCGCGGCGTCGCCACGCCGAACGCGCTGATCAACATCGTCGGCGTCCTGCTGGCGCTTTTCGCCCGTGACGTCGTCGTCGGCGCCCTTCGCGCGCTCGCCAAGCGCGTGAAAGAGGACCGCGATCCGAGTAACGATTGGATGGCCGATGCCGCGCTCGTCATCGTCGGCGCCGTCGAAAAAGTGCGCCTTCCGGGTCGCAAGTGACGCCCTCGACGCCACGCTACAAGCAAGCCGACCCGCGGTGGTCCGCCGACGTGCTCGGATTCGGCCCGGCGACGATCGGCAAAGCCGGATGCATGCTGACCGTGTTGTGCGAGGCGTCGCGTGAGTTGCGCGACGTCGAGACGCTGCCGCCCATGCTCAACCGAGCCGGGATCAACCGACGCGCGTTTGTGCATTCGTCGGCGCTGACGCAACAGCTTGGCGAAATCGCCGGCCTCAAGGTCGGGGAAAAGATCGTTGGTGATGCCTCGCTTTTGCGGGGCCACATCGGCGAAGCGCTGCGGAACGGCGGCCGCGTCATCCTCCACGTCGACCACACGGGCGACATGACGGGTGATCACTTCGTGCTTGCGCTTCGCGAGGAGCGCGACGCGAGCGGCTTCCGGCGTCTCGTGTACGCCGATCCGGCGACCGGCCGCGAGGGGCAGATGGACGGCGTCAATCTCGAAGGTGTGACGACGTGGGGGACGCGCGTAAAGACCTACCGCGTCCGCAGCGTCCGCAGCGTCTTCGCGCTCTAAGGGGTGAGACATGGCAAAGGCAAAGACGCGCCAACGTAAGCGCGGCGACGTCGAGCTTGTGCTCGTCTGCTCCGACGTGCACGTGCCCTATCACGATCCCTTTGCGTGGCGCGCTTTCTTGCTACGTCTCGATGACGTGCAGCCCGATCGGCTCGTGATCAACGGAGATTTCGCGGACTTTTTGTCGGTGTCGCTCCACGAAGACGGCCAGCCGGCGCCCGAATTCGCG